TCGCTGCGCGGGCCGCAGTTCGACGCGGCCTGGGCGGACGAGCTGGCGAAGTGGCGCCGGGGCGTCGCGGCCTGGGACATGCTGCAGTTCGGCCTGCGGCTGGGCGAGCGGCCGCGGCAGGTGGTGACGACGACGCCCCGCGACAGCGCGCTGTTGCGCCGGATCATCGCCGAGCCGGCGACGGTGACGACCACCGCGCCGACCCATGCGAACCGGGCGAACCTGGCGCCGGACTTCCTGGCCAAGATCACCGCGGCCTATGCGGGCACGTGGCAGGGGCGGCAGGAGCTGGACGGCGCGCTGCTGACCGAGGCGCCCGGCGCGCTGTTCACCCGCGCGCGCATCGAGGCGGCGCGGGTGGGCCGCGCCCCGACGCTGGACCGGGTGGTGGTGGGCGTCGATCCGCCGGTGACGAGCGGACCCGACGCCGACGCCTGCGGGATCGTGGTGGCGGGCCGGGCGGGCGACGCGTTCTACGTGCTGGCCGACCGGTCGGTGCGGGGCGTCTCGCCCGCGGTCTGGGCGGGCCATGCGGTGGCGGCGTGGCGCGAGCACGACGCGGCGCGCATCGTCGCCGAGGTGAACCAGGGCGGCGAGCTGGTCGCCGACCTGATCCGCCGGGTGGACCCGCATGCGCCGGTGGCGCAGGTGCGGGCCACGACCGGCAAGGCGGCGCGGGCCGAGCCGGTCTCGCTGCTCTACGAGCGCGGGCTGGTGCGCCATGTCGGGGCCCATCCGGCGCTGGAGGACGAACTGTGCGCCTTCGGCGCCGGAGGCGCGAGCCCGGATCGCGTGGACGCGCTGGTCTGGGCGCTGACGGAACTGATGCGCGAGCCGGCCGCGGGGCCGCGCGTGCGCAGGCTGTAACACCGCAAGTCACGAGGAGGCGCCGATGGCGTTCAGTCTGTTCGGCGCGCGGGCCGCCCCCGCGCGCCCGGAGGAGTCGCGCCCGCCGAGCGGCGGGGCGGATGAGCGCAAGGCCTCGGCCGTCGGCGCGATCACCGCGATGCATGGCGTGGGGCGCCCGGTGTGGACGCCGCGCGACCCCGTCTCGCTGACGCGGGCGGGCTACGCCGGCAACGTGGTGGGCTTTCGCTGCGTGCGCATGATCGCCGAGGCGGCCGCCGCGATCCCCCTGCGGTTCACCGAGGGCGGGCGGGTGCTGGACGCCCATCCGCTGATGACGCTGCTGGAGCGGCCCAATCCGGGACAGGACGGCGCGGCGCTGCTGGAATCGGTTTACGGCCATCTCCAGTTGGCGGGCAACGCCTATGTCGAGGCGGCGGGCGCGCCGGACGGCCGGGCGCCGACCGAGCTGCACGCGCTGCGGCCCGACCGGGTGCGGGTGATCCCCGGCCCGGACGGCTGGCCCGAGGGCTACGAGTATCGGGTGGGAACGCGCGCGCACCGCTTCGACCAGACCGGCGACGCGCCGCCGATCCTGCACCTGCAGGGGTTCCATCCGCTGGACGACCATTACGGCATGTCGCCGCTGGAGGCCGCGGCGGCGAGCGTGGACGTGCACAACGCGGCCAGCAAGTGGGTCAAGGCCCTGCTGGACAACGCCGCGCGCCCGTCCGGCGCGGTGGTCTATCGCGGGCCGGACGGGGCGGGCACGCTGACGGACGAGCAGTATCGCCGCGTGGTGGAGGAGCTGGAGCAGAACCATCAGGGCGCGCGCAACGCCGGGCGGCCCATGCTGCTGGAGGGCGGGCTGGACTGGAAGCCCATGGGCTACAGCCCCGCCGAGATGGAGTTCCTGGAGACGCGCAACGCCGCGGCGCGCGAGATCGCGCTGGCCTTCGGCGTGCCGCCCATGCTGCTGGGCCTGCCCGGCGACAACACCTACGCGAACTATCAGGAGGCCAACCGGGCCTTCTTCCGGCAGGCGGTCGCGCCGCTCGTCCGCCGGACCGCCGCCGCCCTGACGGGGTGGCTGGGGTGGCGTTGGGGCGGCGCGGTGAGGGTCGAGCCGGACCTCGATCAGGTCTCCGCGCTGGCCGGAGAGAGGGAAGCGCAATGGCGACGGATCGCGACGGCGGATTTTCTGACCGAGGACGAAAAGCGGCGGATGCTGGGCCTGGCGCCCCGGGACGGCGCGGCCTGAGCGGCGGCCCGGTGAACCGGGTGCTGGTGGAGCCGGCCGAAGCCGCCGCCGCGCGCCGCGCGGCGCAGATGCGGATGATCGAGCGCCGGCTGCGCCTGATGCAGGCGCGCGTCGCGGCCGTGACCTCGCTGGCCGATCGGAACAAGCGCCGCCCCTGACGGCGGCGGCTTTGAAGGAGCGACATCATGATGAACGGCGGCGCTGACGCCTGCCCGAAGCTGGAGACCAAGTTCATCGCCATCGACGAGGCGGCGGCGGCCGGGGACGGGCGCATCGAAGGCTACGCCAGCCTGTTCGAGATGCGCGACGACGGCGGCGACATCGTCGCCCCCGGCGCCTTCGCCGCCTCGCTGACGCGGCGCGGGCGCGGCGTGAAGCTGCTGTGGCAGCACGACCCGATGCAGCCGATCGGGGTGTGGGAGGCGCTGCGCGAGGACGCCCGGGGCCTCTACGTCGCCGGCCGGCTGCTGACCGAGGTGCGGCGCGGGGCCGAGGCCGCGGCCCTGCTGAAGGCCGGCGCGGTCGACGGGCTGTCGATCGGCTATCGCGTCGTGCGGGCCGAGAAAGGGCCTGGCGGCGGTCGACGGCTGCTGGAGGTCGACCTGTGGGAGGTGTCGCTGGTCACCTTCCCGATGCTGCACGCCGCGCGCGCCGTCGCGCCCGGCGCCGAGGACGCGGACGAGACCGCGGCGCGGGCGCTGGCCGCCGCGCTGCGGGCGGCGCGGAACGCGCTGGCCTGACCGACCCGCGCAAGGAAGTCCATTTCGATCAAGGAGTTTGAAGGATGAGCGAGATCAACGCCCCCGTCGCCAGCGCCGCGCTGGAGGCCAAGGCCGAAGTGACGAACCTGGTTCGCGACATCAAGACCTTTCAGGACAGGATCGAGGCCAAGATGAAACTTCAGGACGACCGCATCTCGATGCTGGACCGCAAGGCGGCCGGCCGGCCCGCGCTGGGCGCCGAGGCGCAGAACGAAGCCCCGCACCGCAAGGCGCTGGCCGCCTATCTGCGCAACGGCGACGAGGCGGGCCTGCGGTCCCTGAGCGTCGAGCGCAAGGGGCTGTCGACGGCGGTGGCCGCGGACGGCGGCTATCTGGTCGACGCCGAAACCGCGCGCCGCATCGGCGCGGTGCTGCGCGGCGCCGGCGCGCTGCGCAGCGTGGCGACGGTGGTTCAGGTGGACGGCGGCAGCTTCGAGGTGCTGGTGGACACCGGCGACCTCGAGACCGGCTGGATCGTCGAGGGCGCAGCGCCGACCGAGACCAACGCCGCGAACTTCGACAAGATCGCCATTCCGCTGCACGAGCTGGCCGCCATGCCCCGCGCCAGCCAGCGCCTGCTGGACGACACCGGCTTCGACATCGAAAGCTGGCTGGCCGACCGCATCGCCGAGAAGTTCGCCCGCGCCGAGAACGCGGCCTTCGCCGTGGGCGACGGCGTGGACAAGCCGCGCGGCTTCCTGACCCATCCCAAGGCGTCGATCGACGCCTGGACCTGGGGGACGCTGGGCTACGTGACCACGGGCGCGGCGGGCGCGTTCGATGCGACCGATCCGGCCGACGCGCTGATCGAACTGGTCTACAGCCTGGGCGCCCAGTACCGCGCCAACGCGGTGTTCGTGATGAACAGCAAGACCGCCGCGGCCGTGCGCAAGATGAAGGACGCCGAGGGCCGCTTCCTGTGGGCCGAGAGCCTGTCGGTCGACCAGCCGCCGCGCCTGATGGGCTATCCGGTGGTGACGGTCGAGGAGATGCCGCAGATCGGCGCGGACAGCTTCTCGATCGCGTTCGGCGACTTCCGCGCCGGCTACACCATCGCCGAGAAGCGCGACGTGCGCATCCTGCGCGACCCGTTCAGCGCCAAGCCCAACGTGCAGTTCTTCGCCACCGCCCGCGTGGGCGGCGACGTGACCGACTTCGCGGCGATCCGCCTGCTGAAGTTCGGGACCGTCTGAGCCGGGGAAGCCTGAGACAGGCGAACGGGGCGCCCTTGCGGCGCCCCGTCCACCGAGGGCGAGGAGCGAGGACATGCTGATCGAGATCACGCGGCCGGCGGTCGCGCCGGAGATGGTCGCCGAACTGGCCGAGGCGCTGCGGCTGCCCCAGGGTTTCGGCGCCGACCCCGAGCGCGACGCGCGGCTGGCGCGTCTTCTGGAGACCGCGACCGGCGTGGTCGAGGCGCAGGCGCGCCGCGCCCTGCTGCCGCGCGAAGCGGCGTGGCGGGCGGCGCGCTGGGCGGGCGGCGCGCTGATGCGCCTGCCGCTGGCCCCGGTCGCGGCGGTCGCCGAACTGGCGATCCATGACGGCGCGGGCGGGCGGACGGCGGTGGACCTGTCGCTCTGGCGGCTGGACGAACTGGGCGGCGCGGTGGTCGCGCGGGTCGGCGCGCGCGTTCCGGCGATCCCGGCCGAGGGCTACGCCGAGGCGCGGTTCACGGCGGGGTTCGCGGCCTGGGCGGCGGTTCCGGCCGACCTGCGGCTGGCGGTCGTCACGCTGGCGTCGGCGCTGCATGACGGCGCGGACGCGCGGGCGCCGATCCCCGGCGCGGTCGCGGCGCTGCTGGCGCCCTATCGGCCGGTGCGGCTGTGAAGCCGCCGGTTCTGGCGCGGCGGCTGACGCTGGAGGGCCGCGCCGCGCTGCCCGACGGCGGCGGCGGGACGGTCGAGAGCTGGACGGCGCTGGGGGCGCACTGGGCCGAGGTGCTGCCGCGGGCGGCCTCGGAACGCATCTACGACGGGGTGGAGGCGAGCGCGGTGACGCATTGCATCACGCTGCGGGGGCTGCCCTTCGGGCACCCGGCGCGGCCCGTCGCCAGCCAGCGGCTGCGCGACGGCGCGCGGGCCTACGACATTCTGGGCGTGACCGAGGCCGACGCGCAGGGCGCGTGGCTGCTGGTCTGGGCGCGGGAGGGGCTGGCGTGAGCTGCGCGTTCTCGTGGCCGCTGCAGCAGGCGCTGTTCGCCGCGCTGGCGGCCGACCCGGTGGTGCTGGCCGAAGCCGAGGGGCGGGTGTTCGACGCCGCGCCGCATGCCGACGAGGGCGGGGCGGCGGGCCTCTATGTGCTGATCGGCGACGAGACCGTCGCGCCGTGGTCGACGGCGACCGACCGCGGCGCCGAGCATGCGCTGACGCTGAGCGTGGTGGGGCCGGAGACCGGCTTCGGGCCGGTGAAGCGGCTGGCGGGCGCGGTGTGCGACGCGGCGCTGGGGCCGCTGGCGCTGAGCCGGGGGCGCGTGGTGAACGCGAGTTTCCTGGGCGCGAAGGCGCTTCGGACGGCCGCGGGGCGCCGGATCGACCTGAAGTTTCGGATCGTTATCGAAGAATAATCCGTAACCTATTGCAAGGGTGACATTATGGCTGCGCAGCGCGGCAAGGACATACTGATCCGGCTGGATGTCGAGGGCGACGGGAGCTTCGAGACCGTCGCGGGCCTGCGCGCCACGCGCATCGCGCTGGGCGCGCAGGCCGTGGACGCCACCAGCGCCGAGGCGCCGGGGCGGTGGCGCGAGCTGCTGGCGGGCGCGGGCGTGCAGCGCGCCAGCGTCAGCGGGCAGGGCGTGTTCAAGGACGCCGCCAGCGACGCGGCGTTGCGCGCGGCCTTCTTCGACGGACGCGCGGCGCGGGTCGAGCTGGTGATCCCCGACTTCGGCCGCATCAGCGGGCCGTTCCTGGTGACGGCGCTGGAATACGCCGGGAACCACGACGGCGAGGCCACGTTCGAGGCGACGCTGGAATCCGCGGGCGCGCTGGGGTTCGAGGCGATCTGACATGGCCAATCCGCAGAGGGGCGAGATCGCGGCCGTGATCGACGGTCGCCCGGTCACACTGCGCCTGACGCTGGGCGCGCTGGCCGAGCTGGAGGAAGCCATGGGCGCCGAGGGGCTGGCGGACATGGCCGACCGCATCGAGGCGGGACGGCTGCGGGCGCGCGACGTGGTCGCGGTGCTGGCGGCCGGCCTGCGCGGCGCGGGGCATGACGATCTGGCGGCGCAGGCGGGGGAGCTGGCCTTCGCCGAGGGCGCGGCGGGCGCGGCGGCGGCGGCGCTGCGGCTGCTGACGGCCGCCTTCACGGGGGTCGCGACGCCGGGGGCGCCGTCATGAGCCGCAAGACCGACTGGGGCGCGATGATGCGCACGGGGCTGGGGCGGATGCGCATGGCGCCCGAGACCTTCTGGAACATGACCCCGCGCGAGTTCGCCGCCGCGGTGGAAGGCGCCGAGGGCCGGCAGGCCGGGGGCATGGGCCGGGGGCGGCTGCTGGAGCTGATGGCGGCCTATCCCGACAAGCCCAAGGGGCGGCGGCCATGAGCGTCGATCTGGATGAGGCGCTGGCGCGGTCGGCGGAGGGGCTGGAGGCGGCCGAGCGCTCGGCGCGGGCGCTGTCGTCGGCCGTGGGCGTGGGGCTGCGCCGGGCGCTGGAGGACGCGGTGTTCGGCGCGCGATCCCTGGGCGAGGCGCTGCAGGGCGTGGGCCGGGGCGTCGCGCGCGACGCGCTGCGCGCCGCCGTCGCCCCCGCGCAGGGCGCGATCACGGACGGGATCGGCGCGCTGGTGGGCCGGGCGGTCGGCGCGCTGGGCTTCGCGAAGGGCGCGGCCTTCGACGGCGGCGCGGTGCGGGCCTTCGCCAAGGGCGGGATCGTCGGCGGACCGACATACTTCCCGATGGCGGGCGGCGCGACGGGGCTGATGGGCGAGGCGGGGCCGGAGGCGATCATCCCGCTGGCGCGGGGCGCCGACGGGCGGCTGGGCGTGCGCGGCGCGGGCGGCGGCGGGACGGTGAACATCACCATGAACGTGAGCACGCCGGACGCGGACGGCTTCCGCCGGTCGGGGCCGCAGATCGCGGCGGAACTGGCGCGCATGGTCGAGCGCGGGCGCCGAAACCTCTGACAGGAGCGGGCGATGAGCTTTCACGAAGTGCGGTTTCCGGCCGCGCTGTCCTTCGGCGCGACCGGGGGGCCGGAGCGGCGCACCGAGATCGTGACGCTGGCGAGCGGCCACGAGGAGCGCAACGCCCCCTGGGCGCACGCGCGCCGGCGCTACGACGCGGGGCTGGGGCTGCGGAGCCTGGACGACGTGCATGCGGTGCTGAGCTTCTTCGAGGCGCGGATGGGGCGGCTCTACGGTTTTCGCTGGCGCGACTGGGCGGACTGGAAGTCCTGCGCGCCCTCGGCCGCGCCGGCGGCGACGGACTGCCGGATCGGGACGGGCGACGGCGAGACGGCGACGTTCCGGCTGGTCCGCACCTACGCCAGCGGGCCGGCGGTCTATGCCCGGCCGATCGCGAAGCCGGTGGCGGGCAGCGTGCGGGTGGCGGTGGACGGGATCGAGACCCCCGCAGCGGTGGACGACACCACCGGCGCGGTGATCCTGCCGGCGCCGCCCGCGCCCGGCGCCGTGGTGACGGCGGGGTTCCTGTTCGACGTTCCGGTGCGCTTCGACGCAGACCGGATCGAGGTGAACCTGGCGGCGTTCGAGGCGGGGTCGATCCCGTCGATCCCGATCGTGGAGATCCGGCTGTGAGGGCGCTGGACGCGGGCCTGCGGGCGCATCTGGAGAGCGGCGCGACGACGCTGTGCGACTGCTGGCGGATCGACCGGGCGGACGGCGTGGCGCTGGGCTTCACCGAGCATGACGCGCCCATCGCCTTCGACGGGATCACGTTCCGCCCCGAGGCGGCGGTGACGGCCAGCGCGGTCGAGGCCGCGACGGGCATGGCCGCCGACACGGTCGAGGTGATGGGCGCGCTGCTGTCGGACGCGGTGACGGCGGAGGACATCGCGCTGGGCCGCTACGACGGCGCGCGGGTGCGCCGCTGGCGGGTGAACTGGGCGGCGCCGGAACAGCGGCTGCTGACCTTCGCCGGGACGGTCGGCGAGATCACGCGCGGCGACGGCTGGTATCGCGTCGAGGCGCTGGGGCCGGGCGCTGCGCTGAACCGGCCGCAGGGCCGGGCCTATCTGCCGGTCTGCGACGCGGTGTTCGGCGACGCGCGCTGCGGAGCCGAGGCGGCGGCGTGGAGCGCGGAAGGGGTCGTCATCGGGACGGACGAGGCGGGGGCGCTGCTGGCCGCAGGGCTGGAAGGCTTTCCCGCCGGGTGGTTCGCGCGGGGGGCGCTGCGGTGGACGGCCGGCGCCAACGCGGGAACGGCGGGGGCGGTGCGGGCGGATGCGACGGGGCCGGACGGCCGGGCGCTGACGCTCTGGGCGCCGCCCCCGGCGGCGGTGGCCGCGGGCGACGCGTTCACGGTGATCGCGGGGTGCGACAAGCGGCTGGAGACCTGTCGCGGCAAGTTCGGCAACGCGCTGAACTTCCGCGGTTTCCCGCACATGCCGGGCGAGGACTGGATCACGGCCGGCCCGGTTGCGGGCGCGGCGGCCGACGGCGGCCGGCGTGGATAGGGGCGCGCGGGCGGTGGAGGCCGCGCGCGGCTGGATCGGCACGCCGTTCCGCCACGGCGCCAGCCTGCAGGGCGCGGGTTGCGACTGTCTGGGCCTGCTGCGGGGCGTGTGGCGCGAGGTGGTGGGGCCGGAGCCGGAGACGGTCGGCCCCTACGCCGAGAGCTGGGCCGAGACGGGCGACGCGGGCCGCCTGATGGACGGGCTGTCGCGGCGGCTGGTCCGCCTCGCGCCCGACGAGGCCGCCCCCGGCGACGTGGCGCTGCTGCGCCTGACGCCGGGGGGGCCGGCGAAGCATCTGGGGATCCTCGCCGACGGCGCCGCGGCGGGGCCGACGCTGGTCCACGCCTGGAGTGGGCGCGGGGTGGTGGAATCGCCGTTCGCGGAAGGCTGGCGGCGGCGCATGGCGGCGGCGTTCCGGCTGCCGGAAGGGGAGTAGGGCATGGCGACGCTGGTTCTGGCGGCGGCGGGCGCGGCGCTCGGCGGGCAGGCCGCGGGCGCGCTGGGCGCGGCGGGCGCGATCGCGGGCCGGGCGCTGGGCGGGCTGGTCGGCGGGATCGTCGACCAGCGGCTGCTGGGCGGGTCGGCGGCGGTGGAAGGGCCGCGGCTGGAGGGCGTGCGGGTCATGGGCTCGCGCGAGGGGGCGCCTGTCGCGCGGATCCATGGCCGGATGCGCGTGGCGGGGCAGGTGATCTGGGCGGCGCGGTTCCGCGAGACGGCGAGCGCCTCGGGCGGGGGCAAGGGGCGGCCGAGGGTTCGCAGCTACGCCTATTCCCTGAGCTTCGCGGTGGGGCTGTGCGAGGGGCCGGTCGAGCGCATCGGGCGGGTCTGGGCCGACGGGAAGCTGGTCGATCGCGCGCAGGTCGCGATCCGGCTGCACCGCGGGACCGAGGAGCAGGCGCCCGATCCGCTGATCGAGGCGGTGGAGGGCGCGGGGAACGCGCCGGCCTATCGCGGTCTGGCCTATGTGGCGTTCGAGGATCTGCCGCTGGGGCCCTATGGCGACCGGGTTCCGCAGATCAGCGTGGAGGTGTTCCGCCAGCCAAGGGCCGATCCGGCGCTGTCGGAGGAGATCGCGCCGCCGCTGAGCGAGCTGGTGCGGGCGGTGGCGCTGTCGCCCGGCTCGGGCGAGTTCGCGCTGGAGACGCGGGCCGTGCGGCGGCGGCTGGGGCCGGGGCGCAGCGTGGCCGAGAACCTGAACAACGCCGAGGGGCGCGCCGACGCTCTGGTCGCGCTGGACCAGCTGGAGGAGGAGGCGCCGCGGGCGCGGGCGGCCTCGCTGGTCGTGTCGTGGTTCGGGGACGATCTGCGGTGTGGCGTCTGCCGCGTCCGGCCGGCGGCCGAGGAGCGCGACAAGATCACCGAGCCGCTGGTCTGGTCGGCGGGCGGCGTGGGCCGCGAGGGCGCGGCGCTGGTGGGCCGGCGCGACGGCCGGCCGGTCTATGGCGGCACGCCGAGCGACGCCAGCGTGATCGCGGCCATCCGCGAGATGCGCGGGCGGGGCATGGACGTGATGTTCTATCCGTTCGTCCTGATGGACATCGCGCCGGGCAACGGCAAGCCCGACCCCTACGGCGGGGCCGAGCAGGCGGCCTATCCGTGGCGGGGGCGGATCACGCTGGACGCGGCGCCGGGGCGGCCGGGGAGCGTGGACCGCACGGCGCAGGCGGCGGCGCAGGTCGCGGCGTTCTTCGGGGATTGCCGCGCCGAGGATTTCGCGGTCGCGGGCGAGGCCGTGCGCTACGCGGGGCCGGACGAATGGGGCTTCCGGCGGTTCATCCTGCACTACGCGCATCTGTGCGCGGCGGCCGGCGGCGTGGACGCCTTCTGCATCGGCAGCGAGATGCGGGGGGTGACGACGATCCGCGCGGGCGGGGGCGTCTATCCGGCGGTCGCGGCGTTCCGGCGGCTGGCGGCCGAGGTGCGGGCGATCCTGCCCGGCGCGAAGATCGGCTATGCCGCGGACTGGTCGGAGTATTTCGGGCACCAGCCGGGCGACGGCACGGGCGATGCGGTGTTCCATCTGGACCCGCTGTGGGCCGATCCGGCGATCGATTTCGTAGGGATCGACAACTACCTGCCCTTGGCGGACTGGCGCGACGGCGAGGGGCACGCGGACGCGGGCGCCGGGTCGATCCACTCGCTGGCCTATCTGAAGGGCAACGTCGAGGGCGGCGAGGGCTACGACTGGTTCTATGCGAGAGACGAGGATCGGCGCGCGCAGCGGCGCACGCCGATCACGGACGGGGCGCATGGCGAGGACTGGATCTTCCGGCCCAAGGACATCCGCAACTGGTGGGCGCGGCCGCACCATGACCGGGTGGGCGGCGTGCGGGCGGCGGCCCCGACGGCCTGGGTTCCGCAGTCGAAGCCCGTCTGGTTCACGGAGATCGGCTGCGGCGCGGTGGACAAGGGCGCCAACCAGCCGAACGTGTTCGTGGACCCGAAGTCGAGCGAGAACGCGCTGCCCTGGTTCAGCACCGGCGCCGCCGACGAGGCGATGCAGCGGCGGTATCTGCAGGCGCATCTGGGCTACTGGGACGATCCGGCGAAGAATCCGGTCTCGACGCTCTATGGCGGGCCGATGATCGACACGGGACGCGCCTATGTCTGGACCTGGGACCTGCGGCCCTGGCCCGACTTTCCGCAGCGCCGCGACGTGTGGTCGGACGGCGGCAATCACGCGCCGGGCCACTGGATCACCGGGCGGCTGGGGGCGGCGGGTCTGGCCGAGGTGGTGGCCGACATCTGCGCCGAGGCGGGGATCGCGGACCCTGACGTGAGCCGTCTGCACGGCGTGGTGACTGGCTACGCGCAGGAGCGCGCGCAGACGGCGCGGGCGGCGCTGCAGCCGCTGATGCTGGCCTACGGCTTCGACGCGGTGGAGAGCGCGGGGCGGCTGCGGTTCGTTCCGCGCACGGGCGGGCAGGCCGCCGCGGTCGATCCGGCGCTGTGCGTGGCCCCGGCGCGCGAGGGCGAGGCGGCGCTGACGCTGATCCGGCCCGCCGGGGACGAGGCCCCGGCGGCGGTCCGCTTCGCCTGCGCCGCCGCGGACGGGGCCTACGAGGTCGCCGCGGTCGAGGCGCGCGCGGCGGCGACGGGGCGCGTCGAGGCGCTGGAGGCGCCGCTGGCGATGGACGCCGGGCAGGCGCAGGCGGTGGCGGATCGCTGGCTGGCCGCGGCGCTGGCCACGGGCGAGACGGCGCGCTTCGCGCTGCCGCCCTCGGCCGCCTGGCTGGAGCCGGGGGACGCGGTGACGCTGCCGACGGGGCTGGGCCCGCGGCGCTTCCGCGTCGAGCGGGTGTCCGACGGCGGCGCGCGGCGGATCGAGGCGCGGCGGGCGGAGCCGGAGGGGACGCTCGCGCCGCGCTCCGAACGGCGCGCGGCCGCGCCGGCGCTGCCTGCGCGCGAGCCGCCCGAGGTCTGGGCCTTCGAGACGCCGGCCGCCGAGGGCGTGCAGGTCGCGGCCTTCGCCGAGCCATGGCCGGGGCCGATCGCCGTGCAGCGGATCGACCCGGACGGCGGGCTGACGCTGGCGGGCCTGATCGAGCGGCCGGCGACGCTGGGGCGGCTGACCGCGCCGCTGCCGGCGGGCGCGGTCTGGCGCTGGTCGCGCGAGGGTCCGCTGGCGGTGGGGCTGTTCGGCGGGGCGCTGGCGGCGCGCTCGGCGGCGGCGGTGCTGGGCGGCGCCAATCTGGCGGCGGTCGAGGGCGCGGCGGGCTGGGAGGTTCTGCAGTTCGCCGACGCGGCGATGACCGGGCCGGACGCATGGGCTGCGGGGCCGTTGCTGCGCGGGCGGTTCGGGACCGAGCCGCAGGCCGCCGCCGGCGCGCAGCTGGGCGCGCGGTTCGCGTTGCTGGACGGCGCGGCGCTGACGATCACGGCGGAACCGGGCGAGGTTCTGCGGCTGCGGGTCGGGCCGGCGCATCTGCCATCGGACGATCCGGCCCATCGCGACGTCTGGATCGCGGTCGAGGGCGCGTGGCTGCGGCCCTATGCGCCGGCGCGGCTGACGGCGGCGCGCGAGACCGGCGGGCTGCGCCTGTCATGGGTGCGGCGGACGCGGGTAGGCGGCGACGCCTGGGGCGCGGTGGAGCCGCCGGTGGGCGAGGAGCGCGAGGCCTGGCGGGTGACGGTGCGCGCGGCTGGCCGCGTCCTGCGCGTCGAGGACGTGGCGACGGCCGGGTTCTTCTATCCGGCCGAGGCGATCGCGGCGGATGGGGCGGCGGCGCCCTTCGAGATCGGCGTGGCGCAGCTGTCGGCGATGGTCGGGCCGGGCCCGGAAGCAAGGATCAGCATCGATGAGTGAGACGGCGAAGCTGGGATTGCCGCTGCTGGCGGCGGCGCAGGCCCAGAAGCACGTGACGGTCAACGCCGCGCTGACGCGGCTGGACGCGCTGACGGCCCATGCCGCGCTGACGCGGGGGCTGACGGCGCCGCCGCCCGACGCGGCCGAGGGCGATCTGCATCTGGTGGGCGCAGGCGCGGCCGGCGACTGGACGGGCATGGACGGGCGGCTCGCGTTCTTCGACGCGGGCGGCTGGGGGTTCGGCGACGCGGGCGCCGGGCGGCGGCTGTGGATCGTGGAGGAAGGGGTCGAGCTGCTGCACGACGGCGCCGGCTGGGTGGAGGCCGGCGGGCCGGCGGCCGGCGCCGCGACGGCGCTGCGGACGCTGACGCTGGATCACGCGGTCGCGCCGGGCGCGTCGAGCGTGACGGCGCCCGTGATCCCCGCGGGCGCGATCGTCCTGGGCGTGACGGCGCGGGTGATCGCGCCGCTGACCGGGCCGGGCCTGACGACATGGCGGCTGGGGGTTCCGGACGCGCCGGGGCGCTACGGGAACGCCTATGGCCCGGCGCTGAACGCCTGGGCGCAGGGGATCACCGGGCAGCCGGTCGCCTATTACGCGCCGACGCCGCTGCTGATCGAGGCGGAGGGCGGGGCCTTCGACGGGGGCGCGATCCGGCTGGCCGTCCACCTGTTCTCGCTGACGCCGCCGCGCGCGGTGTGACGTGGCCATCCTGACGCTCGAGGACGTGCTGGCGGCGGCGCGGGCCGTGGCGACCGCCGCACGCTGCGGGTCCGCGCCGCTGCCGCTGGCGCGCGCCTTGCGCGACGGCGCGGCGGCGGCGCGGCGGCATGTGCTTGTGACCGGCGCCCCCCATCCCGAATGGGGCGACGGCGGGTTGATCTCGGCCGCGCGGCGCATGGCGCGGCGCGCCGGCCCCGAGGGGCGGATCGGCCAGCGCGAGTTCCTGCGGGCGGCTGCGGCCGTCTGTCAGGCGTTGTCGGAGGACGTCTCCGACCCTTCGCGGCCCGCAGATGGCGGACCGCGCGACTCTGCTGTGTGAGGTGCGCGTATGGATGGAGCGATTTTCGTGGTTGAGCAGCTTGGCAACGTGATCCCGCCCTTCTTCGAGGTCGGTTTCTCGGTCATCGCCCTGGCCTCGGCGATCACCGCCGCGACCGATACGCCGCGCGACGACCAGGTCGTCGGCAAGGCGTATCGCATCCTGGAGGTGCTGGCGCTGAACTTCGGCAAGGCCAAGCAGCAGCCGCCCAACCGGGCGGGCGGTCGGTTCGTCGCGAACTGA